CGCATGTACTACTATTGAGTGGTCGCGCCGGTCCGCCGGTTCGAACATGGTGGATATAGCTCAGTTGGTAGAGCGCCTGGTTGTGGTCTAGGAGGTCGCGGGTTCGAGACCCGTTATTCACCCCAGTAAGTCAGCGGCCTGTAGGGCCATCGTGTTGGGTTTGCCTACACGATGTGCCTACAGGCCGTTTGACGTGAAGGCCGCGGATGCTCCGAGACAGGAGATCCGATGGACCAGAGAAGAGCCGACACCAGTGTCGGTGGCACCCGCGAAACTTCGAACATGCGTTCGAATGGCGAGGCGATGACCGCCCCCACCCCTACGATTCGCCCGGGCGACAACGTTCGATTCGGCATCGCCGGCAAAGCGACCTGGCACGTGTGGGCAGTCGGTGACGGCTCCGCCATGATCGCGACCCCTGATGGCGTTACCCGCCGGAACGCCGAACCGCTCGAGCACCTGTCGTTCGTCGAGCGCCCCAACTGCCGATGCCACCAGCAGGGAGCAGTCGCATGACCGCCCCCACCCCGGAGCAGATGCGTGCGCTTGCGGCCCGGAACGATGCCGAGGCGGAAGCGTGGCGTCAGTTCTCGAAGACGTCCGCTCGCATTGCCCTGCACGAAGAGTCGGCCGCCGCCCTCCGCGCCGCCGCCGACCAACTCGAAGCGGTGCAGGCCTGGGCGGGCATTTCCGCTGGCCTTGGAGGAACACCCAACTGGGCGGGCCTCGGGAACATCCTCACCGCAGACACCGCACCCCAGGCAGAGACATGCTGGGCGTGCGCTCGGGAGAACACCACCGACGTGCCGGAGGGCAACATTCCGCTGTGCACGAAGCACTGGAACTGGTGGGTGATGCGGTGGCTGAACGCAGCCGACGAACCGCCCTGCGCTGCACACCTGATCACCGCACCCCAGGAGGACCGTGATGAGTGCCGCACAGTGTTCCCGGGCGACTTCCTCGGACCGCCCATGTTCTGCAACAAGCCGGTCGGACACGACGGATCGCATGACGCGAAGGGGATGAGGTGGACCGATGTCAAGTTTTGACCCGGTGGACACGGACGCGCTGCGGGCACTCGGTGCGGAACTCCGGTCTGCTCGTCTCGGGTTGCAGGTTCCCGGTGACGAGATGATCGCTGCCGCCGACGAGGTGGACCGGTTGCGGGCGGAACTGGCCGAATGCGACCCGCCAGCCGCGCCAGTTCTTGAGGCGATGGGCGACGCGACACGTGAAATTTTCCGGCTGCGCGCCGTGATCGTGAACGCGCCGCACGGGGACCGCTGCCGATCGAACGGCTGGTATGACCGCGGGACGAGCGCCTTCCAGGTCGGGCCCTGCACCTGCTGGAAGGCGGATGCTCTTGGCTAGCGTCACTCCCCGGAAGAACACTCACGGCGACGTCTCCTGGCGGGTCCAGTTCCGCATGGGCACACCCCGCCGCATGCACCAGGAGACCTTCGCCGGCGACACCGCAGAGACCGCCGCACGCCAGTTCGGCGCACTCGTCGACCGCGTCGGACCAGAAGCAGCGCTCGCCGTGTTGGCGGCGCGGAACAACGCGACGGTAGGCGTGCCTACGTTCGGGCAGTTCGCAGCGACGTACCTGGACCCTGCCAGCGGCCTGCTGACGGGCGTGCAGAAGGACACTCGGTCCAGCTACCAGACGATTGTCAAGAAGTCGCTCCTGCCCCTGCTGGGCGAACTTCCGATCGACGCGATCACGAAGCAGGACGTGGGCGGCTGGCTGTCCTGGCAGGAAGCGCAGGAGTCCGGACGATCCAAGGAGAAGCAGCCGATCTCGCAGAAGACGGTGCGGAACCGGCATGCGCTCCTCAGCGCGATCTTCACCGCTTCAGTCGAGGCCGGACATCGGAAGGACAACCCGGCCTACAAGATGGCCATGACCCGCGGCCGGAAGCACCAGGCGGTGTTCCTCAGCCCCGACGAGTTCTACACGCTGCTGCACTTCATCCCCGCCTACTACAAGCCCCTCGTGCGGTTCCTCGTGCTCACCGGGATGCGCTGGTCCGAAGCGACCGCTGTTGAACGCCGTGACGTGAACCTTGCGACACGGCCGGCGACCGTCACCGTCAGCAAAGCGTGGAAGCGGGACCACACAGTTGGACCGCCGAAGACAGAGAAGGGGTACCGCACACTGCCCCTACGCCCCGACCTCGTGGCACAACTTGAGCTCGACGGACCAGGAGGCGACTTCCTGTTCCAAGGCGCTGAGAACGGCGGCAGGCTCTGGTACGGCAACTTCAAAGCTCGCATTTGGGACCGCGCCGTGAAGAAGGCGATGGATCCGGACGATTGCGCTGCTGTCGGACGCACTCCCCTGCCTCGACGCCCGACGCCTCACGATTGCCGTCACACCTACGCGTCGTGGCTCATCGGGCAGGGTGCGCCGCTGAACCTGATCCAACGGAACTTGGGGCACGAGAACATCACCACGACCGTCGACACGTACGGGCACCTCTCCCCCACCGCACACGAGGACACCGTGACTGCCCTGTACGCGGCAATGCCTGACGATCCGCTCGCGATCACCGCGTGAAGTCGTCCGCTTCACTTTCCCATAGTGAAGCTGCCGGCTAAACACACGAAACGCCCCCACCTCACAAGGTGGGGGCGTCCGTGATCCCCGTTGATTTACCGCCCCTAGTTGCGGGATGCGGGGATGGGGTGAGCGTATCGGGTGGGTGGGTTGCTTGAACCCGTTGCGGTGTACCTACACCCGGGCTAGGATTAGGGCATGGCGAGCGCAAGTGACCCGGCAACCGGTTCGAGAGCTGAAGAAGGTGGGTTCATGACGGCACCGATCCGACTCGACGGTGGAGGCCTACTGAGTAAGTGGGGCTTCTCTGACGGAGACCTGATGATTGATTGGGCATGGGACAACCTCCAGGTCGAGGATGCTGAAAGAGTTTCAGACCAGCACCACGACCTGCTCATCGATCTAGTCCGGGAGCGCCTGGTCCCGATGCTCGCCGAGTGGGATGTGGTTGTCGTGGAGATCCCCACGCTCCACAACCCCATCCGAGCACGCAAGATCGACGGCGCTGAAGTGGACTGGTCCGATCCGGACTTTTCCCATCCAATTCAGCACATCGAGGTCACAGTCTCGGCAGAGGACATCATCCGCAAGATCAGCTCGACCGACCGCCAGGAGGCCAATCGTGATGACCGAAGCAAAGGACTATAGCGGGCGCGCTCTTGGGAGTGCGCTTACTGATGCAGGCCAAGCGCTTATCGAGATGAGTACGGCACTGCGTCGATACTCAGAGCACGGCGGAATTCGGGAGGAACCTGATGCCTGAGCATGCACCTACACTGCCTACCGTGCCGAACTCTCCGAAGACTCCGCTGCGTAACTTCCGCATCCCGGACGCCGAGTACACGCCGGCACTCGAGAAAGCGAAGTCTGAGGGCACGAACCTGACCACGGTTGTGCGGGGGCTGCTGCGAGAATGGGTGGAGGGTGACGATGAGTGAGCAAGCAATTCAATCTGGCATGGTCGTGCAGCAGAAGTATGGCGCTGGTGCCGGCCGCCGATACACGGTTGCAGAAGTTGACACCGTTTGGGTGGAACTGTTCCCAGCCGATCGCGCGCTCTTGTCGGATTTCTGGTCGTCGTACAGTCTCGTCGGCTGACCATGCCGCAGTACAAGTGGTCCCCGCCTGAGCATCCGGATCCGCCTGAGGATCAGCCGTTGGGTGTGCCGGGTGTGGAGTGGTCTGAGCGTGTGGATCATGCGCCGGTGTGGGTGCGGGTGGAGTTCTCGCGCACGGGTTGGCAGCGGTTGCCGGGGTTCGTGGACGCGAAGACCGATGAGCTCGTGTACGTGCAGCTCGTCCACATGGGGTTCGCGCATCGTCTGTGGCTGCCCCGTGACCGTGTGACCGTCCGGCAGCTGCGACGACGGGTATGACGAAAACGCCCCGCCCCCACAAAGAGGGACGGGGCAAGTAACGAGCAACACTTACGATGGGGCAATCATGGGGAACGGATTCGTGGACTGGTTCAGCCGGTCCTACAAGGCACTGATCGTCGGGCTGACGGCGGTCATGGCGATCATGCTCGTCGTCCTCGCGTTCCAGCACGTGAACGCGAGTAAGCCAGCAGCAGGTGCGGAGCCGGGGCCTATCCCCACGTTCACCCGGGACGCTGATGCGGCTGTGACGTTCGCTGTCGTCGGCGACAGTGTGACTGCAGCGAACAGCCCCAACATCGACAAAAGTGTCGCAGGGGATGGGTCGTGGGCGTTCTACGCGAACCGGGACGGAGCTCGCCTCGTGGGTGGTTGGGCGCTCGGTGGCGCGACGACCGAGGCGATGGCTCAGAACGTGTCCGCGTACAAAGCGGACGTGCTTGTGATCCTCGCTGGCACGAACGACACGGGGCTGGCGGTTCCGTTCGAAACGACGGCCGCGAACCTCGAGAGCATCGCCAAGAAGGCGAAGGTCGGCACGGTGATCGTGTCGTCCATACCGCCGCGCGACGCTGACACCGCGTTGCCTGCTGCGTTCAACGATCAGTTGAAGACCCTCGCTCAGCAGCAGGGATGGAAGTACGTGGACGGTGCCGCTGCCCTTCGCGATGGTAACGTGTACAAGGATGGCTTCACCGCTGACGGGATCCACCCGACCGCTGACGGCGCGCAGGCACTCGGAAGCGCACTGCACGCCGCCATCGTCGCGGCTAACTGAGGGGATAGGTGCTTACTCAAGATGGACGACGCAACTGCGAAAGCCGCGCTTGATCTCATGAGCGAGTACGTGCGCGAACAAGACCGCATCGACCTTGCCTATGGGTTCTCAGGCAAAGCAGACACCGCCGCGCTCGACGACATCGCACACCGGTTCGCGACCCTCCTCAGCCGCTAAGCGACACCCATGCGAGTCAGGTTGTACAACGAAACCTGACCCCACGCGACGGTGCCTGTCCCGTTGTTGTTCTGCAGGTTCACCGTCATCGCGCCCGTGTTAGCGGGCACGGTGACGCGCGACGACCAAACTCCGCGGGTGAACGGTGCCACCACGGAACCGATGGCGGTCTGCGTGCTGATCGTCGACAGGCTCGACGTGTACGCCACCGCAGTCGTTGTGACGGCCACGCCCGCGTCGCTGCTGACGCGGCCGGAGAACGCCAGCAGATCACCGGGGGCTGCGTTCGCGACGACAGGCTCACCGGCCGCGTGCGCGTACTGCAGGGCGGACACCAGCGTCTCGGTCTGCGGTCCGCCACCAGACGACGAAAGGATCCGCACCACCTCGTATGTGGAGCCGGAACCGATGTACAGGACACCACGGAAGTCCGCTCGGATCGGCAGCGTGACAGTGGTCGCGCCGGCAGCAGCAGCAGACGACAGCGTAGTGGTGCCCATGTAGATCGTGCGTGCGATCTGCCGGATGCCAGTCGTTGCAGTGTTCGTCACCTGCAGCATCTGCCCGGGGACGGATGGGTCGGTGATGTAGCTGACGGCGGACCCGGACGGGGTGCCTGCGTTGTCGGTCCAACCGGCGGGCAGTGCGGTGCCCGATGCTGCCGTGAAGCATCCGCCGTACACGAGGTTGAACGGGTCCGCGTCGTCGAGCGTGATGTGCGGCGAGTACGCGGGCAACGTCGGCGTGATGACGTCCGCGTACAGGGCACCCATTGCGGCATACCCGGCAGCATTGGGGTGAATGCCGTCGTTGTAGTACGCGGCCTTGAACCCGCCCGTCACCGGGTCGACAAGCAGGGCGTAGAAGTCGACGAGTGCGATGCCGTTGCGGTTCGCGTAGTCGCGCAGGAACGCGTTCTGCCGCTGAACTGTCTGCTGACGCCACGGAGCGAGAGCAGTCGGCGGCACGGTCGCGAGGATGGGGACGGCGTTGATGCCTCGGATCTTGGTGACTAGCGTCTTAATCTGTTCGGTCCACGCAGCGAACGTTGCCGGGGCGCTGTCGTTCGTTCCCGCGAGCACGGACACCACTGTCGGCGCGTGGGGGGTCACGTCGGTGTCGAACCGGTCGATCATGTTCTGCGTCGTGTTGCCACTGATCCCCGAGTTGCGGACGTGCACGATGCGGCCTGCGGAGCGGATGGCGGCAATGAGCGGCCATGCGGTGCCGCGGAAGTTCGTCGACACCTGGTCGGAACCCTGCGTGATCGAATCACCGAGGAACACGAAACGGTTACTAGGGCTGGCTCCCTGCGGCGGTGCGTACTTGCCAACACCCCGGCCGTCGAGAGCATCGAGTACGTCTCCGGGAGGGAGATGAGTGTCCAGGTCGACGGAGAGAAGTCGGGAGTCGCCCATGAGTGGCCTTTCGTAGAAGTCAAACGATCAAGAGGTGGGGGCGCAAACGGTCTGCACCCGGCCGATCTCAGAACCAGCGCCGTCGAAGAACGCCACGTACGAACCGGTGCCATCGACGACGCACTGCACGGACTCCACCGAGCGTCCGTCCTTGCCGTCACGTCCCGGCTGACCGTCAGCGCCGTTCTTGCCGTCCGCACCAGGTGAACCCGGAGCGCCAGCAGGTCCCACCGGTCCAGCAGGTCCGACAGGTCCCGCAGGGCCGGGGACAGTCGAGTCAGCACCCGACTTCCCCGGCTCACCATCGGAACCGTCGCTGCCCGAAGCGCCGGCAGGGCCAGGAGTATCCGAATCAGCACCAGGCTTCCCGTCCTTACCGTCACGCCCCGGTTCCCCAGTAGGACCCGTCTGGCCGCGAACACCCGGTAGACCCTGCGGCCCACGGTCACCCGCAGCGCCAGCAGCACCAGGCAAGCCCACGTCAGGTGCCGCGTCCTTTGTGATCTGGTCCGGCGTCTTCGTGTTCGGCTTCACACCATTGTCGATCAGCTGCTTCTGCGCTTTCGTCAACGCATCCGACAGGCTGTAGTTCTGCTTCCGCTGCACATCAATGATCTGCGTCTTGTGGAAGCTGTCATACACGCCCGCCGCGATACCGAGCACCACGACGACAGCGAGACACCAGAAGAGGATTCGGGTTTGCTTGCTCCATTCAGTCACAAGCCCGCACCCCTCAACAGAAGAGGCACCAGGATCGCCGCAGCGATACCCAGCCCCCACGTGATCCACATCTTCGCCGTCGCATCCTTACGGGACGCGTTGGCTTTCTCGGTTTCGTCAAGCCGCACACGGATCGCAGCTACATCCACGTCGTGCTTCGTCTCCAACGTCTCAATGCGGTTGTTAACCTGCACGTTGCGTTCCTTGGAGCCAGCCTCGAGCTCAGCTGCACGCTTCGCGGCGTTTGCCTGCATGTCCGCGAGATCCTGGTGGATCTCCGTCAGCTCACGTCGTGTTGTCTCCTGGTACAGGTTGAACACTTCAAGCGGCAGCAGTTTGTCGAGCCGTGTTTCAATCCGACCAAACGCATCACGGTTCGACGACTCGATCCGGTTCAACGTCCGCATCAACTCAGGTAGCGAGAACTCTGCTTCCCCGGGCATACGTGCCCCCTTCCGGTTTTGCCCGTGGGGCTACTCGCTTGCGATTACCCGATCAGCTTCAGCCGTGACGTGCGTACGAATCTGGTCCCGGTACGTTGCACCGACACCGGCGAGCTGCGACCCGACCGTGTTCGTGTTCGCCACGATCTGCGACGCGATCGTGTTGATGAATTCCTCCGACGCGCCCTCCACAGTGAGCGGAATGCGGTCCGGCAGTTCATCGATCTGCGGGTACGTGCCAGCGTCAGGGACAGCGCTGCTCTTCGCGTACGCGTACGTGGACGCCGTGACCGGCTTGATGGTGCCGTGCAGCAGCTTCAACGCCTCAAGCTCCGCAGCCGTCACCGTGTGGAAGAACCCCGGTGCGATGAGCGCGACCCGCACGCCGTCGGGGTGGCCAATCAGCCCGTTGTAACCCATCAGGCGGCGTGCTTCGGCTCGTCGTCGGGACCCGCAGTCTGCTCCGACTCGTCCGCACCAACTGTCTCCTGAGCGTCGAGCTGAGCCGCAACCCAGTCCGGCATCTCGAGTTCGGGAAGGTCAGTGAGATCCACGGTGCCGTTCTGGATGACGGTGCCGTCAGCCTTGACCGTCGCGATGTTCACCTTCTCCTTCTTCAGGTAGCCGAACAGCAGCGCGCCGAACAGGGTGATCAGGCCGACAAGCCATGTGGGGGCGTCCCAGTCAGGGTTGATGGCGGCGATGATGCTCGTCACACCACCAGTTGTCACACCACCAGCGAACGCCGCCTGAATCTTCGAGGACACGTCGGTCGCCTTTCGGTAGACCTCAACGATGTTGCTCATGCGTTCGCCTTCCGTGCGAGCTTGTCGATAGTCCCCGCGTCGACCTTGCGGACGAGGGGGTTGTTCTTGTTCCACGCGGCAAGCTGCTTCGTGTTCGAGAAGGTGAAGAGGCCAGCGACCTCATCACCCCCCACGTAGCGCTTACCGTCCGTGTACACAACGGGCTGAGATGCCATGGTTTCCTCCTGCAGAGTGGGCTTCGCGGCAGTGAGCGGGTTCGCTTCCTGGTGTCCGCTTGTGAGGGTCCAGCCGCCGTACGACGACTGGAAGCCGAGCAGCCGACGACCGGTTTGCGCGATCCGCTGCCGAACGGTCATGCGGCCGATGACACCGGTGCCAGCGAGGGAGTCCGTTGCGACGGAGTAGGAGTCGTAGCCGACCCCCTCGCCGGTTGCAATGAACACGTCGCCGTACATCCAGTTCTTGTCACCAGGCCACCGCGGCCCGTTCGTCGCTCCGAGTGCGATGACCATTCCTCGAGGGATGCGGGTTTGACCGTCGATGATGGGGTGGCGGTGTTTGAGCGGGGCGTGTTCCCAAGCGGCGATTGCGGACGGCAACGGGGTGATATTGGGGATCGCGCCGATAGCGAAGTACACCCAGCGGGCGCAGTTGCCTGGCCTGTTCCTGCCTGGCGCGTACCCGTCTACGGACATGGACATCAACCGTTCAGGGGCGTGCGTGACGTCAATGGATGGCATCAGGCCTCCTTCATGCAGAAAGCCGAACCGTGGAAACGGTTCGGCTTAGGGAGATTTGGGGACTTTACGGTCGCGGCTCGGCGGTGTAGTAGACGGTGAAACCGGCGGTCGCACCCGACGTCCAGTTACCCAGAGCGAACGTGACGGCATCCTTCGTGACCGAGTTGATACCGATGGTGACGCGCGAGTTCGAACCGTTCGCGTTGACCAAGGGTGCCTTCGTGAACCGTCCCGTGGGGAACGCGACCGTCAACGTGTCAGAGCTGTTGGCGGCGAGCGTCCCGGAATATGTCGCTGTGCCGGTCAGCGAAACGATTGACGCCCCGTCTGGGCCGATGAAATCCCCAGCTGAAACGGACTTGACGTTCTCGATGAACATGTCCGGGTATGCGCTACCACTTGCGTTCTTCGCGTACAGGAGCGGCATCGGCACCGGCGTGCTATCGGTACTACTCGCCCGCTGGAAACCATAGATACCGCACAAGTACCCATCGGACGCTAGAGACGGGTCAAGGAACACACGCTTTACTGCAGTGTCACCGTTGACCGAGAGCCCGACTGTGGTGCCAGACCACTGGGGAAAGCCGCCGCCCGCCGTGATCCCGTAGGTGCTTCCGCCGACCCCGACTACCGGGTAAGTACCCGACCCAAACGAGTAGTTCACGCCTCGGACAAATCCGGCCAACGCGTTTGTCGGGGAGTAGAAGTTGATCTGGTTGGACACGATCTCTGCCCGCTGCCCTGTGGCGGCGGACTTGATGATCGCACCCGTGATCGTGACACCGTTGAGGCTGTTCACGTCGAGCATGTCGGCGGTGATCTTCTTCGCCTGCACCACGTTCGCGAACAGGTAGTTGATGGTCGCCTGCTGCATCGTGGCGTCCTGCGTAACGAACAGGTTCGCCACGTTCACCGTCTGGATGTTCGCCGTCGATGCGGCGATCCGCATCGCCACAACCTCAGCGATGGCAGCCTGGCCCGCCGTCAACTTGCCGACGTCGAGGTTCGCGATGACCTCAGACTCAATCGCACGCGGCGTCCACACCGGCACATCATCAGTGCCGGTCTGCTGCCACTGGCCGACGATGTTCTCCTCAGCGTTGATCATCCACCACGTCGACCCGACCGGGGCCTTGTCATCGGGCGTCGGAGCTTCATCCGAGTACAGCAGGAGCGTCCCGCCGGCACCGACAACGATCTGGTCAATACGATCCGATAGCCCAGTGATCTGCAGGCCGAACGCGTCCGTGATGTCCTGGTTCGCGATTTCGAGCACAGTTGCAGCGTCAGCGAGGTCAGCAGCAGCATCCTCGAAACGTGCGTCCAGATCATCGTTGAACTCAGAGAACATCGACGACAGGTCAGACACCCCATCGTTACCGTCGACCGCATCTTCCTGCACGATCGGCATCGAAACGTTGGTTACCGCAGCCTCAGCAACCACATCGCCGACGGGAACAGCTTCCGCCCCACCGACAGTCGTGTTCGCCATCTGCGCAGACGACTCGAGGATCTTGATGCGGCGCTGCAAGTCGAAGATGATCTGCGCCATTTCGTCGGGTGCGGTCATTCCTCAACTCCCGCCCCATACGTGAACGAATCAGACCGCTTCAGGTCCAAGTCAGTGGTTCCATCCTGCTTCTCGCTGATCCCCACGATGCGGTGCCACAGCTCGAACGGTCCGAAATGCGGTACGAAACCGCGCACGTTGATGTCGTCGCCAAGCGAGTACGAACCACGAGGGCTGTTCGGATGATTCAGTACCGTGATCTGATCCACCACCAACGTCTCCTGGCGGGCTGCAAGCTCAGCCAGCAGCCGCGTGCCCATGTCCTGCTTCGACTTCACGTCCTTCGACTGGAACGTTGCGACACGACGCAGCCGGCCGTTGCGCTTCGACACCAGCCGACGGATCGAACCAGCACCCTCACCAGCGCCCACACCAAACACAGTGTTCGCGAAATCATCACCGGACGTCTGCGGCTGCAACTGCACGCTGATGTTCACGCCCTGCTGGAAGATCGGGTCGCCCTCATTCGACAACCGCCGCCCAACACGAGGGTGGACGATGCGGATGCGAGTCATCGGCGTATCACCCGACCAGAAGTGCTCTTCCACCCAGTCGAACGGTGTCGACTTCGCGAGCTCATCGATGATGCGCCCACAGTCCGGCGCATCCCACCACTCGAGTGCGTACGCACCGCCATCCGCAGACTCAGCAGCTTGGGCTTCATTCTTCAGATCTGAAGCCTTTTCCTTACGTTCCTTGCGGAGCTTCACCACAATCGACTGCGCATCGACAGCGCTCTGCTGGCTCTTGATACGCGCGTTGATGGCGTTCAGCGCAGCAGTGCGATCGTTGAGCGTCGCCTGCGCCGCGTTTACCTGCGACTGAGCAGCAGCGATCGTCTGCGGGTTCTTCGTCTTCTTCGCCGCAGTCAGAGACTTCTTCGCCGCCGTCAGCGCCTTCGACGCGTTCGACCGCGACGTCCGCGCAGCAGCAGCATCCTTCCGTGTTGCGGCCACCACCTTCCGCAGCCTCTGCAACTCCTTGTTCTCCGCGTTGTAGTCAGCGACCTTCTCGTTGTAATACGCCACCGCTTCAATGCGCCGCTGCGTGGAAAACGACCCCACACGGACCGGCGTCGTCCCCACCACGGAAACGCTGAGATCGGAATCGGGGAACGACTGCACATGCGCCCACAGCTTCCGAACAATGTCCGCCGGGTCTACCTCGGCCCCGTAATACGGGTCGCCGTCGTACGGGGTGCCGTACGGGTACGTACCCATCGACGACACCGTGATCTTCCAATCAGGCCCGTCGTAATCAAGGTCCGTGACGATGCCACGGAACCGGATCTGCCCATCATCATCGAGGGTGACGATGGTGCCCCACTCCTGAAAGACAGGCAGGTCATCGTCCGCGAGCTGCGTCGCCTGAGCGGCACCAACCGTCAACGTCATCGATCCCACAGCAGACAGCTGCCGAGTCAACGGGCCACGATCAACACCCTTCAGGTCGTACGACAGCACCTCCTGCGTCAACGCACGCTGAACGATGAACCGTTCCATCAGCCCTCCAAGGCGTTACGGGTTGACAGGCAAGTAGGCGACATCGCCCGACGTGAACATGACGTCCACGCCGACGACAGCACCCGACGCGTACCGCAGACTCACCCGATCGACGGGCTCGTTTGTCTTGTAGCCAGACGCCTTCAGTAGCGCCCGGAGGTCCGTCAACGTCATCAGCTGATGCGCTCGTAGAACGTGGTGCGGAACACCATCTGCGAACCCGAGTCATACGTCAGGTTCGCCTGACCGGCAGCCGACTTGCGCCCATACAGGCTCGGCTTCACCGTCTGCCCCTGGTACGCACGAATGTCGCCGTAGCAGGTAGCGAGGTGCACGAACCGTGTCGACGTCGCAGACGAGTCCACGTTGTACGTCATCTGGTCGCCGTCGATGATCGTCGTCGCACCAGCATTGTCACGAACCGACAGGTTGAAATATCCGGTGGAGTTGCCCGCCGCTGACAGCTGCGAAACGGTCACATCAACACGGACATGCGTCGCCCAGTTAGGGACCTGCACGGACGGCTGATACGCCGGGAAGAGGGTTCCCGTTGTTGCACTCAGGGTCGACGACACCGTACCCAGGTTCGCGCTCACCAAAGTCGTCTCATGCGGGTTCGCCAAGACCCGCAGATCCTTCACCATCGACGAGGTGACAGTCCCCGTCGACGCGGGCAGGTCAATCCGAGCCAACGTGATCGCAGACATGCCCGCATACTGCGGAACATCCTGCAGCCTCGTCGTACCCGCCGGCACACCAGCAATTACCGCGAACCGGTTGTACGGTCCGTTCGCAGCATCGGCCGGAGCCTGCGCGTTGCCATCCACGTACGGGTTGTCGACAACGCAGACGACCAGATCCGAACGCCCCGCAGAAGAACCGGTCGCCGCGATCTTCACCGACGTGGCATCAGCGACAGGGTTACGCACCGTGTACGCCTCCTGCGACGACACCCGGTTCAGCACCGAAGCGGCACCAGCAGCAACCTGCACACCAGCACCAGGCACAGCCAACGCCGACACCTTCAAATCGTTCGGGCCAACAATGCCCTCATTGCCGCTCGTAGCCAGGTAAGCGAGCTGCCGAGCCACATTCGGGCCATGCTCCGCGTCCCCACCAATTGCCCAAGGCACACCATCAAGAGCCATACCGGAACCCTCCTAAGGGGTCGAATAAGCGGAACGCCACAGAATCTGTGCTGACGGTGAACCGGTAGAAGAAGAACCAGAAAGAGTGAACGTGTACGAGCCCGGAGGCAGAGAAGCATCCGACAGCAACGAAGAAGTCCGAGTCAGCGACGCAATACGCGCACCATTCCGCAGAACCGTCTGACGTCCCGGACGCGTATCGATCGTCAACGACTCGTCAAACAGCAGCGACATCGCCGCCGAGAACTTGAACCGGCCAGCGACCTCAACAGTCGGATTCAGAATCGGCCCCTGAATGGTGATGACCGGCCACGTCGCTTCCTCACCGTCAACCTTGAATGTGTTCGCCGCCGACGTGTACCCGCGAGTCACCAGAGGAAACTTCAGCCCCTCGCGAACGACACCGCTCGAGGTGGTGGCGTACAAACCTGAACCAGACGGCGACTCCACCAGCTCACCGGGTCCGTACAAGCCAGAACCGGCAGGAGACTCAACCAGGCCAGCAGTCGAGAACAAACCCGAACCAGCCGGATCCTCCACCAACGTCGGCCCATCGCCGTCCGCGTACTCACGGAACACAAACCCGCCAGACTGCGACAACGCAAACGGCACCTGCAGGCTGTTCTCCGCGCCGTACCAAAGGTCATCGACCGCCGCGAAGTCAGCCTCGACTGTCATCACCGGATCGTGATACCAAGCCAACGTCGGTTCGATGCGGCGCGGACGACCGAACGCTGAGCGCCCCTGATCGGACACGAGCTCAGCGAGAGCGCCCGGAGTAGAACGAACAGCATCCGCTCGCCACCAGGAACGCAGCTGCGCCCAACGGCCGCGAACGATCGCCTCCGTCGGGCCGTCGATCGCAAACGACAGCGGAATATTCCGCCCGCCGATCGTGTCGACCCCCATCGACGCACCATCCACCCGAACGTTCAGGTAGTCCTCGTCGGTGATAGTCGGGGATGACTCTCCGGGAAACTCCCGCAGCGTCACCCCCGACCCTTCCGCGAACGTCACATCGACACCGGGATACCGCAGCGACCACGAACCCGGCATCAGCGACCCCCTCGAATCTTCGTGCGGTACATGAACATGGCTTGATCCATGTCCTTCTGCTGATCGCCAGAAGACGGGAACGAGAACGCCACCTGCTGCGGCCCGTCATATCCAGCCATCTGCGCCGGCATCGAGAAGTACGGTGCCGCCGGCTGCACTGTCGGGATGTTGAACCCACCCGATGCGAAAGCCTGCAGACGCTTACCCGTCTCTTCCCACACAGCCAACGAACGCGCACGCTTCGACGGAGCCAACGGGATATACGCCTCCCCGCCAGTTTCCGGTTCAGCCCACACCCGCCATGCACCCGCAGGCGCAATCTCCGCAAGATGGTTCTCCCGCATGCCGCCGTCCGCGTAGTAGTCGACAAGGCCACCATCAGCCTTTGTCACACCACCAGTCCACGAAGACGCCGGACTGTCATTCGTAGCCTGCACCGAAATGCGAACCACGCGCCCATTGTTCAACGTAATCAGGTTGTTGATCTTGTTCTGCGCATCCGACGTTTCCGCCAAAATCTTGATGTCCTTCGACGACGGCAAAGCGAACACCTGATCGGCGAGCTTCTTCACCTCAGCCTTGTTGAACCCCGCCGCAGTAGCAGACTCGATGAACTTCGCACGCTGATCACGCAACGTCGCGATGTACTTGTCCGCAGCGTCCTTAGACGACATCGTGGACGAATCCACCTGGAACTGCGCCTTGGCCGCCTCCTGCGCCTTACCGGCCACATCGGACAGCATCGACGCGTTCGCGGAACCCGACTCCGTGCTCTGATCCAGCGACAACCTGAAGCCGTCGAGAGTTTTGTGCGACTCTTCGTACGCTTCCTTCTGCCGGTCAACCTCATCGGAAATACCAGCAAGACCAGCCTGGTAGTCAGCGTTCGACGAAACAGCATCCTGGTTCGCGCCGTTGATGTCGTTGAACGACTCCAGCAACTGGTTCAGCTGATCAGTGAGCGCTTCAACCTTGTCCTGCTCTTCCAGGTACGCGTCGCCGGTCTCCTTGGCAGCAGCGGCCGAGTCTTCCTGTGCGAGCGCCAGCAGGTTGTGCATGCTGTCGGACTCGCCCAGCGCGGTTGCCTGCTGCGTGAGTGCTTCCTTGTAGGCAGGCATCGCGTTCAGCAGCGTCTCGAGCTGACCCTTGGAGCCGTCCGTCTCCGCAGCGAGCAGCGAGAACGCATGCTGCGCTGCGGGGAGATCGGTGCCGGCGAGCTCACCGAGCTGTTCGCCAACGTCCTTGATGGCGTCAGTCGCACCGAAGTAGTCGGAGTTGAACCGAGCCAGAACGTTCTTGTTACGTTCCTCGATGTTGTCGAGCACCGCCGGCAGATCCTTGAGCTGCCCAGCGACGTCAGCCGTCCAATACTTGACGCCCTTGCCCTGCGCGGCAGTCTCGAACACATCGGACGCGTCCTTGGCTGTCTTGAGGCTGTTGGTCAGCTCGGCCGACGACGCCTGCAGCGACTCGAGGTACTTGCTGAACAGGTCAACACCGAGCGTTGCCGCGGCAAGCGCGACACCCCACGGGCCAGTGAGGAACGTCGCAACGGACTTGAGTGCAGCACCCGAACGGGTTACCGCGCCACGCATCGACTCGACACCCTTCGACACTGCAGGGATCGATGACCCCTGCAGTGTGTCGAGCGCCAGCTTGAACTCAGCGACCTTCGGGATCACCAGCAGTAACCCGCCTGCAGCAAGCGCCGCAGCACCCGCAATCGCCGTAAGGGTCAGAGCGGTGGACTGAACGATCGGCGGAGCATCCGAGAACGCATCCACCATGCTCGTGACCAGCTGCACGAGGGGTCGCAGCGTGCCATCGGCAGCCGCGCCCGCCTTGATCGCGGCTGTATCGAACGCGCCACCCAGCTTCTCAAGGTCACCAGCCAGGTTGTCCTGCATGATCGCAGCAGTCTCAGCGGCATACCCGGAGTCGTTGACCTTATCGATCCACCCCTGCACGCCCGACTGGCCCTGCTCGAACAGGACCGACGCAGCACGCACAGCGTCGGAACCGAAGATCGTCTTCAGAGCAGCGTTCTGCTGCTCAACAGACATGCCCTTCAGCGCGTCCTGCAACACACCGGCGTACTGCGCGAGGCCGATGAAGTTGCCCTGCGAGTCGTACGCGCTGATGCCAAGCTGATCCATCAGATCAGCGGCCTGCTTCGAGTTCGGCGTCAGCGCCTGCAGCATCGACTTGAACGACGTACCCGCATCGGAACCAGTCAGCCCAGCCTTAGCGAATGCCGCCAGCCCGCCAGTGGTTTCCTCGATCGAGAGACCCGTCTGGTTTGCAACCAAGCCAGCTTGGTTAAGTGCCTCGCCGAGATCATGAACGGTCCCCTGAGCCTTGCCGGCACCGGCAGCGAGAAGGTCGGCGATGTGGGGAACTTCCGAACCGGACTTGCCGAACTGCGTCATCGCGGTTGCAGCAGTCTCTGCTGCTTCGCCAACATCGAGCGACCCCGCCGCGGCGAGGTCGAGCGAGCCCTTCAGTCCGCCGTTCAGGACGTCGGTTGTTTGAATGCCCGCCTTCGCGAGCTCTTCAATGCCGCGAGCAGCCTCCTGAGCGGAGAACGCAGTCGCGCCGCCCGCGTCGATAGCCGCATCGCGCAGCAAGTTCATGTTCGCGGCGGTCTCATGCGTCGCCGCCTGCACGGCAGACATCTGCTTGTCGAACTCGGTGTACTTCGCCACCGCGATACCCACCGCAGCGACAGCAGCAGCGCCGAACACGACCAGGCCGCGGCCAACCTGCTCCATCGCCTGGTTCTGCTGCTCAAACTTCTGTTTCGCGTCCTCAGCAGATGCGGCGGTCTTCCGGTTCGCGGCTGCAGCCTCCGCGAACCCCTGCACGTATCCTGCGACCTGAGCGGTCAGAACAACCTTGGTGTTTCTGTCTGCCACGGAAGCCTCCTAAGCCGTACACTGAGCGCGTGAAAGCGCAGGGGGACCGTGTAGTCCAGAGTTGGTTGATCGCAGCGATAGGCCTGCTCGTAATCGGCATGCTGTGGATCGTCATTGCGCTGCCGAACGAGGCGTCGCCGTGGTTCGGACTCATGCTTTTCGGGGCAGGAGTAGTGGTCGGGCTGATTGCCTACGTGCTAGGCCTCGTCCGGAACCACTAGTTCAACTGCCCACCGGTAGCCGTCCAAGTGCTGATGCTTGTACTGCTCCCGGTACTCGCGTTGCTGACGTTCAACCTCAGCAATGGAGAAATCGATCGTGGGGCGAGCAGCGAACTTGCCCTTGTTTGCCGGATCAGTAGCGACGTCATGCTCGATGCCGTACTCGTTCACGGAACGCTCATGCCAACGCGATGCCAACAGCAGATCCGTTTCTGCAGGCGTGAACTCCGGCTCTGTCGTCGTAACCGAACGAATCAGTGTCCCGTTCGCGTCGTACTCGTACTCAGTGGTTTGCCGTGGCTCCCACCCATACAAGCGGCGAACGGAAACGCCAAGCTCACGCGCTAAGCGGGCTTCTTCGAGGACTCGTCCGCCAAGGCTTTTTTTGCTTCGACCAGACGCACCTGCGGGTCATAAGCATTCAGCTGCCACACCGCGGAATGGATCTTCTCGAGATCCCCACCAGCAAGCACATCGAACAGCGCATCCCACTGCTCCGGAGTTCGCTTTAGCTCCTTCTCCCCATCCACCACACGACCGTCGACCACAGCGGCGGCGCGAGCTGCCAGCTGGTAGTCGTAGCCGTACTGGCGGTCGATCGGCGAATGGATACGGGCAGGGCACTTCGCCGTGATACCGGTCCACACCTTGCCGTCGGAACGGTAGAACTTCAGCGTGACAACCTTGCCCGCGAGCTCTACTTCCACCTCCTGAAAAGGGATCGGTGCTTCCTTCGCCTGAGCGACAAGATCGTCAATAAATGACACTGTTCAGTTCCTCCCACGGATACCCACGAATCAAAGGGGAAAGGGGGCCGGCCGGGACGCTCCGTGGGCATGGTGACGTCCCGGCCGGGGTCTAACAGCAGGTGCTACGCGACGAGCGGAACGTCGCGGTACACCTTGCCGGTGATGTTCAGCGCCTGAGTGCGCGTCAGCTCCTGGTTCGTCACCGGAGCGTTCTTCAGCGGAGTGGACGCCTGGATCGGGAGCACATCCACGATCTGCCCGATAGTCGGGTCCACCTCGTTCGCGACAGCCCAACGCTCCACGATGAATCCCGTGGTGCCCTTCGGCAGCGCGAGGCGCACGATGTCGCCCTCAGTGTTCGTGTATGCGTACGTGATCGACAGATCGTCGACCTCGGTGCCGTCATACTGGATCTGGTTCGGCAGCGTCAGACGGTTCGCAGTGATCTTGTTGATCGTCACGGTGTGCGCGTAGCCGTCACCCGTGATCGAGTACGTCAGCGGAACAGCGGTCTCAGCCTTCAGCTCAGTGACCTTCGGCTTCGACGGGTCAGCGATCGTCGGAACGAACCAGACCTTGCCGTTGCCATCGGACGGAGTGCCGGCAGGAACTTCTTCGAGGCTCATTCGGCCCCCTCCTTATTGGTCTTGCCCACGGACTTACTGGTCTTGGCGGACGCCGAACCAGAGACATAGACGACAGGGCGGGGAGTAGACACCGGCTCCTTGTCGAGCACCTTGTACACGTCGGGGTGCGCTGCAACCCAATCGGCAGGTGCGTAAAACTCGTGCTTCTCGCCAGATGCGGCGTGCACTTTCAGAAATCCAGGCATGCGAATGCTTCCCCTCTCACAGGGCTCTCGAGCAGAACAGTCAGGACGGGGAGGACGTGACCTCGAACACATCGACGCCGTAAAACATCGGAACGTCAGCGTCCGTGTCGAGCTGCACCGGCTCCGAAGCCTCATGACGCATCCGCCGGCACACACGGCCAGGAATGCTCGGCGTCCAGTCGAGCAGCTGCCGAAACACCCGATCAGCCATCGCCTGCGCCTGATCCGGCGTCGTTCCCACTGAGTGGACCGTAAACGACTGCGCCGACGTTGACTGCGACCCAGTGAAACGTTCCGCCGAGCGATACCCCGAGTCGGAAAACACCGTCACGTAACGCTTCGGCCGCGTCGTCACAACACCCTCAAAAACCGACGTGGCAAGCTCGGGATCCTCACGGAGCCGCGCAAGCACAGCGTTCTTCATCTCACGGATCACAGATTCACCGCCCTCAACGAGTCAGCAGCAGCCTGCTCAATGCCACGAATGAAGTCCGCTTCGTTCGCACGGACAGCGTTCGCACCAGAACGACGCGGGGCAGTGTCAAGCGCCCCGTATTCGTCGATGAACACCAGCGAGCCCTGCCCGCCCAGATCGGCACCAACTTCTACCGTGATCTCCAAAGCACGAATGGCTCGCCCGCCGCGGATCGTGTAGTTGATGGAACGAGCGCCGCCACGAAGCGCACGACGGCCAGCAAGGCTCGAGCGCCAGTCACGCTTCACGTTTCGCCCAGTGATCTCAATAGCCTTCCGCGCGAACTCGCCAATGTTGCTTTGCGCTTCATGAAAGTCCGCGGTCAGCCGGTCGACCTCGCTGAAGTCGAACGAGATCACTCCGAGATCACCTCGACCGCGAACCTCCGAGCCGTCGCGTACGACGACCGGAACGGACCACGAACAGTCGCCACAGTCCCCGGCAAAGCAGGATCCGTCAACGACCCAGTGACGCGAACCTCCATGCCGTTCCGCACATCCACTGACGTACCGATCGGCAGGCTCAGCACGGCCAGCTGAGACACCAGCAGCTGCCCCGCCGACTCCACATCCGACGCCTGCACATTCCCCGCCTTGAACCGGCCAGGACCGTCATACACGGGCGTAAACGTCTTGATGTAATCATCGTGCTCGTCCATCTCCGAAGACTGCACGTTGAAACCCACCTGCACCGTGTCCGTCATGAACTCGGCAGCCAGGTGGCGGCCACGTGCGAGAATCCGTGCAGCTCGCACGTGACCACCTCCTAGTACCAGGGGAACAGAACGTTGGGAGTCGGAGTCGGCACCCAACCACTCACGTCCGGGTCATACCCGCCACGAGTTGTTGCCACCGTTCCCAGTCCCCCGAACCCATTCGACGTTCGCAGAGCAGACAGCATCCGCTTCTCCGAAGCCGTGAGATACGCGCCGGACTCGTCGACCTTCCAGCCCTCGCTGTAATCGTCGAGGCCACCCGACGTCTGCGCGTTCCGGTTGTCAAACACCCGCGACGCGCAATACAGCGTGACCATCACCGCATCCTCGGGCACATTCGGCACGAGAGCGTTGGCATCGGTCAGCCACGTCTGCCCTGATTCCTTACGAACCAGGGCAGACGCAATACGGAGGCACATGACGGCACGCTTGCCGTCAGCGCCATTCCCATCTATGGCTTCACCAAGCCAGTCGGCAAGGTCGTTCACCCCGGCAAGAGTCGCCGGGGCAGCCACTACGCCGCCATCGTCAGCGAAACAGCCCGGTTCGCGTCGAGCGTCGAAGCGCCGAAGAAGGTGTCGACCACCGACTGGTCCTCAAGCTGCAGCGGGTTGTAGTGCTGGATCCAGCGGAGGGCGTAGCCGTCCTGAGCCACCGTCGCCGAGTAGGCGGCACCCTGCGGCTGCTTCGAGGGTCGGGTGACGTGCGCGAACGCGTCACGGTTGTAGGCGATACCAAAATCGGACGGCAGCGCCGGGTCCGCGACAATCGTGAATCCGAACAGCTGTCCGATGGTGGCGTTCCGAAGGACGTCGCCGGAACCGGACTCGTTGACCTTCTGCAGCAGAGTGTCCTGCAGTGCAGCAGCCTCGAGCTCGGACCCGACAGCGAGCGTGCGACCAGCGGCCGGGATCTTCCGGTCGTTGAGCACCTTGCGGGCCTTGATCAGAGCCTCACGGAAGTTCGATCCGTCCGGAGCGATCGCGGGGATCGACGCATCAGTATCGATGGCGACCATCTCAGCGATCAGCGGGTCGGCGAGCTGGTCTACGACGGCTTCGGCCTGCGGGATCAGAACCTGGCGCGTCAGATCGGTGATGGTGAAAGTAGCGAAGTCGTCCGGAAGACGCACAGCGTGGTAGATCTGCGTGTCCAGCGTCACCGGGAAGAATCCCTGAGTGAGGTCATTGAACTGAATCGCATCGCGTGCGGTCCGGTTTGCCTTCGTGTAGACGTGCGCGTTGCCGGCAGAGATGGGGCCGATAACGTTCACAGTCTGCCCACGGCCCGCAACGAACTCGTTGCTGAAGTCCTGACGGACAGTGCGAGGGAGGTTGGTGAGGTACCGGAGAGACGCAAGCGTGGCGCGAGCAGCCTGCTCCGGGGTGTAGAGGTTGTGTGCCACGGTGGGCCTCCTAGGTGAGAAAGTGGTTCGGCACCACCGGGTCGGGGTGCCTAGCGGCGGAACATGTCCGCCGCGAACTTGTCGGAATCTGCAGTCGGGTCAGGCTCGCCAGTGGGGTCGCCACCGCCGCGCAGACGCTCCTTCGGCTGATTCGAGGGCACGGTCTTGCCCTTGAACAGCTCCATGAGCTCTTCCGCGTCCTGCAGCAGTTCCTCTTCGGTCGAGCCGGAGAGGCGCTTCACAAGGGACTCGGGGAGCCCGTGCTTCACTCCGATACGGAGACGCAGGTTCTCGGCCTCCAGGGCCGTCAGCCGCTCGCCATTGTCGGCGTTTTCCTTCGCCTGCTGCTCGGCCTTAGCGGCACGCTCACGCAGGTTCTTGCTCTCGGAGTTCAGCTTGCGAATCTTTTCGCGAGCCCGATCCGCGTCAAAAGCGTCAGGCTCCGGTTCCTTCTCCGGTTCGGTCGGCTCCGTGGGCTCACCCTCGGGGGTGGGCTCTTCGGGGGCCTCGGGCTCGGGAGTCGGGTTGTCACTCAATGGCCCTCCAGGGGCGTGTAGGGCTGCCACCAGGGCAGCGATTTACCCGTCCTGCATGGACTGGGTGGTCTTGTGGCGCATTGTTTTGCGCATGCTTGTAGTATGCTGGCTTCATGGGAATCGAAGCACCGGATCGCGTTGTTGCCCGCGTCAAGCAACGGATAGTCGAAAATGCAGACGGCTGCTGGATCTGGCAGGGATCGCTGTCAGGTGGCTACGGCCATGTTGGATGGCAGGAAAATGGAATTGGGCACTGGAAGTCGGCGCACAGGATTTTGTACGAAGCCGAGATTGGACCCATCCCCGAGGCTCACGATTTGGATCACCTCTGCCACGATCCGGCCAAGTGTGCTCCCAAGCAAGCCTCCGACTGCCCGCATAGGGCATGCTGCAACCCCGCCCACCTGAGCCCAGCAACTAGAAGGCAGAACCTTTTGCGGGGAGGAACAATCTCTGCAGAACGCAGGGCTGTCACGCACTGCCCGCAAGGACACGAATACACCGAAGCGAACACCATCGAGAGCACCAAGGGGCAGCGCTCCTGCAGGACGTGCTCCTACGAGCGTAACCGCGCTTACTACTGGAAAAATCGCGAGCGTCGTGCTGAGTACAACCGCCAATGGCGACAGCGCAACATCAAGACACCTCGTCCGAAGAGCTAGGTAGCCACTCTCCGGACGCTCGGCGAGTCGCGGAACGATCCGTTGCCGCGCATCTCGCGAAGGATGTTCTGCGGGCTGCGCTTAGCACCAGCCGCGTTCACCGAAGCGACCGCTGACTTGTAGGAATCGACATACGCCTGCTCGTCAGCGTTTGGCTCCCATGAGCCGTACACGATTTCAGCGGAACATCCGCAGTGCGCGTGGAACTTCATCCGCAAGCCCTGCGTTGGATCAGCGCCCGCGTACCCTCGCGATCGATAGACCGGGCCACGGGAACACAGAAGGGCACAGAACGAACACGGGTCGCCGTCCGAGACGCGCCGCCAGCCAATAGCGGCTTGATCCTGGTCCGTCGTCAGATCGATCGTCTTGCGCCCCGGCTGCATCACCTCACGGCGCATCATCCCGAGGAAACCGGTACGAGCGGCACGCAATGCGTCGCCACCAGCAACGCCCGACTTGATCAGCTGCTTAACCCGCACAGGGCCAGCAAGCAGTAACACCTGCGACGTCAGCAACCCGTCCGCAATCGGAGTCACGATCTGGCCGGTAGCGGCACCTACCTCAGCCGCCCGATACCGTTCTATGTACGAGGCAGTGGCGTCCTTCGACTGCTCGCCGAAGCGGTTCGCAAGCGCAGTGTTCGCAGCGAGCCAAGCCGGGGTAGAAGCGTCCAGGTCGCTGGCGCTGAGATCGTCCCAGAGGACGAGCGCAACACCAGCGGCCTGTGCCGCCAACCTGATCTGCCGAAGCCGGTTGGCCTCAGTTAGCCGTTGGCCCTGCGGTGTCAACGCCATTTGCTTGACCCCTCAGAGCGTTCGCCAACTGCTCATCGGCAGACGGGTTGTCCTGCTTGTACTTCAGCCACGCGTCGGCAAGATCCGGAGTCACGCCGGGAATCCGATCCCATAGCTTCTCCGGCGGGATGCCGAGCATGGTTGCGAGCTTCCCGAGCGCGTCAGCTGCCTGGTTCATGGACCGGGATCCGAGATCGGCCCAGTCGATGACCAGCGAGAAGTCCGACGCATCATCGTCGCGGCCCTCGACGTGCGCAGCCATACGGAGCGTTTGAATGTGCGAGTCACCGAAACCGACCTTGCGTTCGCCGGCCTTCAGGTCGAGCATCGCTCGAGCCTCAGTGATGGCGTCCGCGGACAGGTTGATCATCTTGCCGGTGAGGGCGTGAGCTGGAGTTTGAGACACTGCAGCCAGCGTCTCAATGTCCGTCTCGCCCGCCTTGATCAACGGCTCCGGGGACGTCTCGTCTAGAGTGCCGAACTGCACGCCATCGCCGCCGGTCAGAATGTCGTTTTGACGGAGCAACATCTTGCGCTTCTCGTTGTCAGCCTCATCGGTGGGGTCGTCGAGCCCAGTAGCGGTCCGGACCTTCCATGACGAGTGGTGCTGAATCAGCAGCCGGTCGAACGTGGTCTTGTTGATCCGCTTCGCCAGCGGGATGAACGGCTCAACCTCGCCAGGAGTGCGACCCTCAAGGTCGATCTGGTTCGAGTAGCGAATTCCCGGAGCGACACCCGCTTCGTGAGCGTCCTCCGTGATGTACGTGAGCTTCCCGTTCTCCAAGCCGAGCGTGTACACCATCTCTTCGTCGGTGACCGTGAACAGGCCGCCGCCCTTGGAGATCAAGTAGTACAGCGGGTACTCGTCGATCACCGGGTCCCCGTACACGGCGTACATGTCTCGAGGCGAACGCCCCCGAATCACAGCGCCAGTATCACCCGGCGTGACCGTCGTGTACGCGTACCCATACGCCAGCGCAGCACGGTGAATGGCACGCTGACGGGACTGCATCCTGTTCCGCTGCCACGGCAGCCACAGCGCCTTCGTATCGCGCTCAGCGGACCGCAGAAGCTCAGCGACAAGCTGCTGCGCAACCGTCGTCACCACCAGGCCAAGCCACGGCGTTTCCGACAAGTCGCGCAGGTACTTCTCTTCCTGGTCCGCGTGGTTCGGAACCCGAACCTTCTCCGGATCCCAGCGGTACCAAGCATCGATGCTGTCAAGACGCTGGCGCTCGGACTGCCAAGCAGGAATCAGGGAATCGCGAGCGAGCTCGACAACCGCGCTACGTGACATCACCATACGCGGCCACCCTTCTTCTTCGAGTTGTTCATGATCTGCCGGCGCACCATCCGCGCACCGACCATGCAGATAGCCAGGTCAATCTTGTTCTTCGACTCGCGTCCGTCCTTCGCGATCGACACGAACCCCTGCACCGGATACCGGCGCGCGTTCAGGACATGGCGTCGGAGGCGCGGATCAGCGTCGTGCGTGAACGACGCTGACTTGATTTCCTCGAGCGTGAAACCAACAGCAGAAGCGAAGTCGCGAGCATTGTCACGCGCAGACATGTCGAACATGACCGAGTGGCCCTTGCCACCCTTCGTACCCGACGCCCAGATACGCAGCTTGTGCCTGTACTTCAGGTGCCACTTGTCGAACAAGGGGTCCCAGTAGCGGTCCATCGTTTCGTCATCCAAAGTGTGCGAGGGATCACCGAAGAAACCGACCACCTTGTACTTGGTGAACGCATGGTCCACCACGCCGTCAACGTCCTCACGCGGGGCCAACCAGCCGTCGCCGCGCTTTCCGGGCGGACGCTGCCACATGCCCATCGTGAAGACGTGCCCATCGGCCATGCGAACGCCAACCAGGGCCGTCGCGTCATCCGACTTGGAGCAGTCGAGGAACATGGCGATCTCTTCGCCGTCCTCAACCACTTCATCCGAAGCCGCAAGCGGATCGAACTCCGCAGGCTCAGTCCACGCATCCTCAGCGGCAGTGATCTGGTTGTACCACTTACGCCGCGACTCGCTAGGAGTGTTCACCGGGTTAGCGATCGACTTCTTGATCCGCCCCTCAGCGTCCAACCAGATCGCGTCACCACGAACCGACTTAACGACCGAAGGAGCCGCATCCAGCGTCAAGGGCGCTTCAGGAGGGGCCTCGAGAGAGTCATACATGACGCCGTACTCAGCATTCGTGGCATCATCAGCGCCCAACGTGGACTCATAAGCCTCACGCTGTCGCTGACCAACAGAATCCTCACCCGGCCGGTACGCATTGCAGATGTCGAGCATGCGGGCAGGAGAACCAATCTCCGACTTCGCCGCGTTGCCCTCAATAGCGCCAGCCATATCGTGGCCGCCATTCGAACTGTTCCAGTTCTGAGTCTCATTGCGGCCAATTAGCGTCGGCCGGCCACCCTCAATCGCCATAACAGAAGCAGTGACCGCCTCAATCTGGCGAGTGTCACCCAAGCCCCACACGTTGAGCTTGCCGACCTGAATGCCGTACCGACGACGGGCCTCGGGACTGATCAGCGAAGGGAACAGCTTCATCGTGTTCTGCGTCTGCACCTGAGACACCGCGACCACCTGCACCCAGGCGTTTTCGTTGTCACGACCCACCGGACGGTCGCCGTCCCAATGATCGAACAGTGTCGGACCGAACATGTGCCCCACTGACAGTGTGGCAAGCATCGGGTCCTTACCCCAGCCCTTCAGCCGCTGCAGAACCGCCGAGTGGTAAGCGAACTGCCCATCCGACTCAAGAGCGAAGAACCACAGCAGGAAACGAGCCTGCTCCGGGGTGAACTGCCAAGGCCCCTTCTTGCCTCGGAGCCACATGCCGCACCAAGCCATGAAGTCCCAGCCCAAAGACGCTTCGGGGAGCAGCCAACCGTTGTCCCACTGCCACGTCGGGCCGATCCGTACCGGTTCCCAAGCGAGCTCAGCGGGCGGTGCCGTGTTCTCGAGCATGTCCCGGTACCAAGCGACAATCTCTTGACGCTCCGAGTCCTCAGAAGTCAGTAGGGCCGGTCCACCGTTACGCGGTACGGCCATGAGAAGCAGCCCAACGAGACTGCCCAGCGGCACGGTTCTGGTTGACCGCACCCTCAGAGGACTCATCCGGCAGCTTCAGCTTCGCAAGAAGGCTAGCGATCTGCGCTTCATGCGCCCGCACCTCAGCAATGAGCGGGTGCACGATCGGCTGCCCCATAGAACCAGCAGTCATAATCTCCCCCACACGCTCGGCTTCCATCGCAACGACACGATCAGACGCACGGCAAGCAGCCTCGAGAGTCACGAGTTCATCTGCGCGCAGGTCGTACTTCTTCGTCACCGAGGACCACAGAGACTTTCCTGCAGCCCCGAGAGACTTCGGGATCGTTGCCGTAGCCAAAGCGTCCTCCAGGGACTAAGCGGATACCCACCAGGGGTCGAAAAAACGGGGCTTTGTCGCTCGCTGGACCAGAGTTGCTATCCGGCGGTTTTTTGTACTAGCACAAGGGAGGCACCCCCACCCCTTTGATCAGGGGTTTATTCGGTGCCTTCGTCGTCGTCGGTCTTTGCCTTGGCGGGACGACCTCGCTTCGGAGTGGATTCAACGGCCTCCGCGTATCCGCTTCCGATGAGCAGCTCTGCGACACCGGATGTGACGTGTGCTGTGTCGCCGGCCTTGTAGCTGCCCTTGTTCTCGAGCATCTTGATGCTGGTCATGCTTGTCTCCGTCCGGGATGCGGTTCACTTGGGCGTCGCTTAAGCGCAGAGATGGCGCGGTTGCGCGCTGCTGTCTCGCGTGCTGTCTTGGCTGTGTGGCATGGTGCGCTTAGCCATTGCAGGTTGGTGAGTGAGTGGTTGTCGCCGGCTTCGATGTGGTCGCAGTCGGTGCCGAGTCCGTCGCATCGTGGATCGTGGTGTGTTGCTTCACAAAGTCCGCGTGCTCGGTGCTTCACCTGTCGCTTGATGTCAGCCCAGTTGGGTGGCAGTCGGAAGCGGCGGTCACTGGTTGACCATGCCATCGCTCAGCCCCAGTCTTGCGGATCCAGCCAGTCGTTCTTCCTGGGTTTGCGTGCGTCGTCGTCTGCGCATCGTTCGGCTGCTGCGAGTGACAGGTATTCGTACTCGCATTCACTGCATCTCACCATGCTGCGGTTGCGATCAGGTGCACGGTTGACCAGGCGATGATGATGACGGATGCGATCATGGCGATGATGCCGGCGTTCTGCCATGCACGTTCACGCTTGGTCATGGCTTGACTCCGCATCGCAGGCATCGGTAATCGAAGGCGTACTTGCGACGAATGATTCGCGCTGTGTACCGATCACCACCGGGCAGTACGTGTCCGTCTGGCGTTCGATATCCCCAGTCGTGCCATCCGATCCAGCAGAGGATGCGTCCCAGCATTTAGTCCCTATCCTCGATCGGTTGCTCAAACACGGCGTCGACTGCGGCGATGAGACTGTCCGACATAGGTGGCAGCGCACATGGCAGTTGTTCCGGGTGTAGGTTGATCGGCCCGTTGATGTAGCCGCCAGTTGCGTATCTCCGATTGGTACGCGTTCGATGTGCGCTGAGCTCGTCGTCCATGACGTTCTCCGTTGGTTTAGTCCCGTCCGGCTCGAGCCGCTGTGCTCGACATGGCGCGCCGCTCACCCACCGTGGCTGTATGCGCTTGGCAGGGCGGCGCTGGTCTGTTATGTGTCGGCCGGCGCGGACGGGAAGATTGTGGGGTGGTCCGTATGCATCTCCGGACCGACGAGCGTGTATTCGATTGTTGCGCCCATCGCTGACCCGAACAGTTACGGGCAACAAAGAAGGCCACCTACCCGAAGGTTGATGGCCTGTTAGATGAGAGTCCACATGGTGGTGCCCTCTTGGTGTCGATACTAACCGATTACATCGGCATTTGTCACGTCGGTCGGCTGCTCGTTTTGTGGCGTGTCGTGTTCGATGTTGGCGAAGTACCGGAGTTCGCTGATGCCTTTGATCCCTTCCCAGTATCCGTCGCACTCTGGGTTGCCGCATTCGGCGTACACCTGGGTGACGTTGAGGCGGATGGCGAATCGGTTCTCATCGTTGACGGTGATGCGCCTGAGCCCACACTTGGGGCAGCTCGCTTCCCATTCGCGCCACTTGTCGGGGTTGAACTTCTTCTGGATGTCACGCACCCATTGTTCAACTGTGTCAGTGGCGACCTGTTCGCCTTCATCGGAGAGGTGGCGGTCGCGGACACTGTTGACGTGCACCTCGTACCACTTGCAGATGGAGTGCACTACGTCGTTGCGGCGGTAGTCGAACATGATCCACCGTGACCATTCCCCGAGTGTGCGGCTGATGCCGTCGAGGATGATCATGGCTTCCGCGTCGATGGGTACGCCGGATCCGTTTCCACCGGCACCGGATGAGTTGCCGGTGCCTTGGATGAGCATGTCGATGAGTGATTCGTGTTTGATCATGTGCACACCGAGGAAGGTCCCGTCTTCCCCGTAGGCGCTGATCGCTTCGTCTCGGCTGCTGGTGAGCAGGTGGACGGCTTCACCGAGTCTGTCCTCGAGGTCCTTGGTCATGCGTCCTCCCATGCGACGTCGTGGTTCGGAACCACCGGATCAGATGCGACGAAGTAACGCTTACGAGCTTCGTAGGCAGCCTGCGCCGCGTCCGTAAGGTCCGCGTAGTAGCCAATGTGGATGGTCTTGCCGCGCAGTTGAAGCTTCACTCGCCACCCGCGCGAGGCACCGTGCCAAGACACGTTTCTGTACCCGCTGGAGTTGGTGGGTAGAACGGCTCGGTTCTGCTGGTTCTCGCCGCTCGTGACCACTCGCAGGTGGGTCGGGTTCACACATGCCCGGTTCCTACACATGTGGTCGATGACGCGGTTTTCCGGTATCTCACCGAAGGCCAACTCGTACGCGACTCGGTGGACCTTCATCATTTTTCCGTCGACCCAGAACTGGCCATAGCCATCGGGTGTCTTGCCTGCCCTCCACAGCCAGCAACCTTCCGACTTCTCAATCTTGCCCCAGAACCGCTCGACCAACTCAGCACGCATCTTCACCTGCTTCCGATTCAGACCAGAACGGCCACCGTGCAATGGGAGACGGGCTAGGAACCTGAGTTCCTAGCCCGTCGATACCTGATGCTTCGTCGCGCATTGCTTTACGGATGATGTCCGCGATTGCTTCATCCATCGGCGTTCGTTTCGTCGTAGTCGCGCTGCCGTGCCGCCATCGCTGCTTCACGGGTCGCGTCGTCCGGCCATGGCACGAGCGTGCTGGTGACCATGTTGTGGCCCTCGCTGACCTGACCACGATCAGGCCATGCGCCGATGATCAGCAGTCCTTCGTCTTGGAAGCCATCCTGCAGCACATCCATTTCCGAGTAGCCGAGTGCACGGACGAACTCGATGCGGTTGCGGTACACGGGGTTGTAGGTTGTCATGTCACTCATCTTCCTCTTCGGGGCGATGGGCGACGACCTTCTCGTCCAGCCAGTCGTCGCGTTCTTCGTATGGTCGGGTGAACTCGCGCATTCCGCAGAGGTCACCGCATGTTGGGCAGGCGTCGGAGATCACGGTGCTCACGGCTCGTCCCACTTGCCGATAAGCACGCGGTCGATGTCCCGCCAAACCGGCTTCCCGGCCTGGTTATCGTTTGCCCAGTGGCGCAGCTCGGAACGGGCAAGCACCACCTTGTACGGGTCGTCGTACGGCGACCTGATCGTGCTCGACGGGTACTTAGTGACGCGCACGGATGGATTGGCTTTCTCTGCTGCGTACTGCAGGGCCGCGACTGCTCGAAGCAAATCCGAATTGAGTGCTTCCCAGTCATCTGGAAGGTAGGCGGTCGCCACGTTGTCAGTGGCGATGTCATCGGCTCGGTCGCGGAGCGTGTACGCGACCAGCCGCGCTTCGTCTGCGAACTTAGGGGGAAGCGTCGGGCTGGCCTTCGCCGCGTCATCCCATCCACGCTCGTAAGCCATGCTTGCAAGGGAAGACACTTCGCCACCTGCAAGATGCCAGCCGATTTCGTTCTCAGCGGCGAATCGCGCTTGGTCGTGCGCCTCGTTCATGTCCATCAGCGGCTTTCTCCATACTTCATGAGCATCGTGATGACGTCGGACAGCTCACTGGCTGCAGCGTTCTCCGCTGCTTCCAAACGCTGCTTGTACGTGGCATCGTGGTCGTTTGGCTCAACGCTCATGCGCCAGCGATTTGCTTCCTCCCAGTGCCGTTCGCGGATCAGGGCCAGCCGGTCAACCGTGAAAGCGAGGAACCCTTTGTCCCGATAGCTCAATTTTCCTTCTCCCATTCCTCGCGCATCTCTTCAATGAGGTTCCAAGCGCGCTGCTGCTTCTGAATGCCACCCATGACATCATGCGGTGGAACCGCGAGCATGTTCTGCAGTGCATCGAGCACTCGCTGCTGCTCCCGGTAGTGACGCATAACGCGAGCCATACGACGAGCCATCGGTCCGCCGTCGAGATTCGCTGCTGCATATCGCTCAAGGTCGCTCGCGTTGTGCTCGATGCTTTCCGGCCACTCAATCATCGGTGTCCTCCCACCATTCCGCGCCGCATGCATCGCAGCGGTACACGCGCATGCCGTCGCCTTCATCCGCCAGGTATTCGTCGACATGTTCGCTCGGTAGACATGCGCTCATCAGAACGGCGTTTCGTCGTTGTACCCGCCAGCAGGTGCATTCCACACGCTCTGTGCGCCCATCTGCGCCCCGTTCCCCACGTTCTGCGTCTGGTTGCCCGCCGGGGTGTTGTTCGGGGCGTAGGAGGCGGACTGGGCCTCGCGGGGGATGATTCCGAGCGTCCCGAACTTGATGCGCACCGAAACGCCGGGGGTGCCGTCCTGCCGCTGATACACGTTGAGCTCGGGCTGGCCGGTCACAGTCACCAAAGTGCTCTTCCGGACACTCGACGCAATCGCCTCCGCATCCTTCTCCCAGAACGACGCCTGGAACCAGATCGTCTCGCCCGCATCCACCCACTGGTCGCCATCTTTCTTCCGAGGCGTGTGCGCGATGTCCACGGCGATCACGGACTTGCCGTTGTGCTGCCGAAGCTCAGGGTCCTTCGTGACGAAGCCCTCAACTCGGATCTCTGCCTTACTCATGATGCTGCCTTTCGTGCCGCACGTGCGGCGTCCTCGTGAACGAGCCGTCTGATGTACTCCGACATCGACTCGTAGTGGTTGATTGCCTGCTGCTGCGCCAAATCCCGATCGTCCGGGGTGAGACGCAACGTCACAGTGGTCGTTTTGGTCATTGCACTGGCTCCCACGGCCACGACGCACCGCGAATCATTCGCTTCGGCCATGCCCGTTCATCTCGGTCACCGCGCCAACGCGACACGGCAACAGTCCTCATGTCTCCGGTTCCGTCCGGGTCAGGCCGCAATCCGAATCCGAACTCAGGCCAGCCCAGCAGTGCGGCAGACCCTCGAGGGCGTAGGTCGCGCTCGCCGGACGCTGACGCTGACTTGCCGGCGTGCGCTTCCATGACGAGTGCGATGTCTCGTTCCCGAAGCGAGTCGAGCCCGACGATGAGCGGTGCTGCGTCGTCGTCGTTGTTGATCGCCTTGGGGACGAGCTTGTACAGCGGCCCGATGAACAGGACATCGGGCTTGTGTCGGTCGATGAGTCGGTGAATCTCGGACAGGTGCGAACCGCGGGTGATGTCGATGCGGTTGCCGGCGACGATGTTGATCGCCAACCCGGGGTCAACCGCTCCGACTTCCTGAGCTCGACGCGCCGTGAACCGGACCGCTCGCCGCCATTGCCGTTCCGTGTTCTCCGCATCAACCACGAGCACCTTCACCGGTTCAATCGGCTTGAACGACGTCGGGTGGATGCCGGCTGATGCGAGAACGGCTAGCTGCCGCACGAACGTCGTCTTCCCGGATCCCTCAGGCCCGGTGACGATCAGTCGATCCTTCCGCTCGAGCAGTTCCGGGATCACCCAGTCGTAAGCGTCTGAGCCGGCCAGGATCTCCGCGAGCGTCTTGGTCTGCAACATGCCCGTGCTGTGCCCGTCAACGAGCGTCTGCAACCTGTTGAGAGCCATCGACGCCGCATCCATCGGCGGTGCGCCAGCTGCGAGGTCTTCCTGCATCGTGTTGGCGATGCTCCGAGACTCACGCCGGACCGCATCAGCGCGGACACCGGCCGCGTACTCCGGCGCTGCGAACGAGTACACCAACGGGTCGGCCCACGTGAAGACTTCCGTCTCCAAACCGCGAACACCCCAGCCAGCGAGTGCCGTGTCCACGATCGCCGCATCAATCGCATCGGATCGGCTGAGGCGTTCCATGATGCCGTCGAAGATGACGCCCATGCGTGCGTCCGAGAAGTCCCCGGATGCGACCATGCCGTGAATGCGGCCGGCCTGCAGTGGGTCGCGGATGATCGCACCGAGCAGGTTCTGTTCCGCTTGCGTGCCCGTCATGCGTTCATCCACGCGTCGGGGTCAACGCGACCGTTCGGGCCGGACGGTTTGGCCTTCTTGAGCCAGGTGGTGAACGCGGCGTTCCATCTAGCTGCGTGGCGGTCATGCGTCTCGGCGTGCAGTCGGAAGTTGTCAGCCTCCGCGATGATGTTCACTCCGCGGGTCTTCGCGAGCTCGAGGTGGCTTGCGGTTGGTGCCCAGTCCTTCGGCAATCGTGTTTCCTTGATCCGATCATCGCCCACAGGAAGCGAAGCTTCTGTAGCTGTAGTAGTAGCTGTAGTAGTGTGCAACCCTTGGCCGTGCCCATCGTTTGGGGTAAGTGCAGGGGTAAAGCCAGGGGTAACTGGATGGGTAAACGTTGCGATCGGGGAACCCTTAGCGGCGAGCACCGTTTGCACCTGTGCGACGTCCCACTTGAGTGTCTGGTCGCGGCCGTGAAGCTTCTGCACCTCGAACGCAACGACCTCCCGGATCTTGCTCGAAGCGACCGCCGCGAACGCTGTCGTCATGGAGACGACGAGCTTGGGTTGCTTCATCAGCCCGTCGTGCTTGATGAACGATCGGATGAGAACTTCCTCGGTTGTCTCGTCCCGGAGAATGAACGCTGCCTGCTCGAGCTCCTGAGCAGCGCGCTCGACTTCCGCCGCGGTCGTGCCGGCCGACAGTTGTGCGATCCGTCCTGGACGCCAGTCGGCCACTCCGGCGTACGAGAGTGTTGGGTGGCTGAGCAGGAGCATGTACAGCCGCTGCGCTTCCACGGAGAGGTTGCGCCAGTCCTCGTCGGCCCACATGTCGAGTCGGATGCTCGCTCTGTCTCGCGCCATCAGCTGCCTGCCATGATCCGGCGCACCCCTGCTTCGGTGATGCCGAGCGCTTCACCGATTGCCTGGTTGCTGAGCCCGTACTTGCGGGCCAGATCGACGTAGAGGGCACGCGAGCGCTTGGCCTGGTTGAGCTCTTCGCGGCAGAGCTTGAGGTGCCCCAGTGCGATCTGCTGTCTGTTGTCTGACTCGGGTAGGATCGACATAGCTCGTTCCTTTGTTGAGGTGTTCGGGCGAGGCCCCGGAATAGTGTTCCCGCACTTTCCGGGGCCGTTCTGATTCTACCGAACATAAGTACGATGAGCATTGTGGAGAGGGTGTTAGTAAGTACCCCACTTGTGCACATTGCCTGTGGATAATCAGTCGTCGCCCCAGATGGATGCGTTCAACAGCCGCTCGAGGTCGGCGTAGCTGATAGTCACGTCGGGGAGATTCGACGCCCGATGCTCCTTGATGAGGCCGTCGACCCGTTCAATCACTTGGTCCAGGTGTTCACGCTTCGGCATCGTCGTACCAATCTGCGAGCAGCCAGATCTCGACTTCGGTCCGCGGCTTGTCCCGGTCAATTTCCTGATCAGCGCGGATTGACTTGATCTGCTTGTCGTCCACCCAGGCAATGCCATTGAGTGCATCGGTCAGCAGCTTGTACATGTTGTCCGTGTCCGCCGATATGGCGTTCTTGCGGTAGAAGCGAGCGACTACTTGCAGGTCGCCTGTCACGGGGCGTTCGATCGTGTGTCGAACGCCAAGCTGTTCCCGGAACGACGAAGCCACTCGAGATTCAGCGTCTCGAGTGGCTTGTGTGGTGTATCCGCGGCCCCGTCTGAACCGTGGTCGTTCTTTTGGCCGAGGGTTGCCTTCTACTGTGAAGGTGGCGATTTTGATCATCGGTGACCCCATGTTCCGCGGTTCTCTGGGTCTTCCCAGATCAGGAGGACGCAACCGAACGGTGGGCGGTCGCCCTTTGGGCCGATCGTGACGTCACGGCGCTCGAAACGCATACGGCCCGGCTGGAACTCCGTCCGTAGTGGCGAGTTGCTGCGGTCACGCGTGGGCTCCACAAGCTCCTGCCACCATTTCTGCTCAGGCCGGTTCGCCGGCAGGAGCATGACGATGCCGCGGCTTGTCGGCCACTCCTGCCACGCCTTGCTCACCCAGTCGTACAGATTCGAGTAGGGCGGATTGCACCAGACGCGTTCACCTGCCCATGACTGTGCGAGGCCGTCATCCTGGCGGGTGAAGTATCGATCACACTTGGCGTTGTGTGGTGCGGCTGCGACGTCGAGAGTGAAACCGCCAAAACGTTCGTTCCAAGGGTCGAAGTACTCCCGGTGCGTGCCACGGTCGTCTACCTCGTCGAGCGCACCTCGAGCGCCGGTCTGCTGCGGGTGATTCTGCGCTTTAAATCCTGCGAGCATCAGCTTGCCTCCCTTGCCGCGTTGAGTGCTGCCCGGATCTGCCCGAGTACGTCTTCTCCTGCGCCTGCGTTCTTGGCTGCGTGTCCGAGCGCGTTGAGGGCGGCGGGGTCGTTGCCGGCGGTTGCGAGCTCGGCCAGCCAGTCGATGGGTGCGGGTGAGGGCGTGTCGGGCAGCACTTGAATCGTCGACTTAGCCGTCTTCCCCTTGGATGTGGGCAGCATGAGTGCGAGTGGCTTGTCGAGGTGCGACATTGCGCTGACTCGGATGCCGCCGACCTGTTCACCTGCCCAGCGGACGGCTGGGTCGCGGTAGAGGGTGACGGATCTGCCAACCCAGGCGGTGGTGTCGGTGGTGTTCCATCCTGCGACGAGGACTCGTAGGACTGTCTTGGAGGGCTTGAAGGGGCGGCTGGGGCCGAACATGTCGGTGATGATGTTGACGGGCTGGTCGGCGTTACCTTCGCGCACCTCGAGGATGCGGACGGTAACGGGTCCACCAGCCAAATCAATCGCGTTGAGCTGGTCGGACTTGGCTTGGATTGCGGTGCTGACGTCCATCAGAAGGTCAGTTCTCCGATGTCTAGAGCGCGCTCGGTCTTGGGCGCACCGGCGATGGCTGTGGGGTAGGCGGCGAGCATGGTTGCTGCGGTGGTTTCGAACTGGTCGAGGGCGCTCTTGAGGGCGTCGAACCAGCGAGCGTCGGGCTGTACGCGCTTCACGTAAAGGGGCATCCCGCCGCAGTAGGACACATAGTCGAGCCAGTCGCGTCCGGTGACGAGCAGCCCTGTCTGAATCTGGGCCATGTTCTCGGGCGGAACAGCGTCATCGAGGATCGTCTGCAGGTGCTTCTTCTGCCGGCGGGACTTGATCTCAATGAGTCCGTTGTCACCAACGAGTCCGTCTGGCGAGTACCCGATTCGGTGGCCGTTGAACTCGTTTGTCATGAACCCAACCTGAACGGCTGGCGCGTAGTGCTCGGAGTAGAGCTCGCGCGCTACCGGTTCGTCCATGTTGCCGCGTTCCATGTCGGCGCTGACGAAGGTGGGCTCTACGTAGCCGGTGATGCGTTCAGCGACGAGGTGCGTGGTGAGCGCCCGCGATGTGTCGTTGCTGGCGGGCTTGATCGTTTTGGGGCTGATGAGCTGGCCGATAGTGGACGCGGTGAGTAGTCCGCATCTGAGGTCGAGCCATTCCTGCGAACCTTGCTCGACGTCGTGGATTGCGAGGGTCATGCGTCCCCCTTCTCGACCACGGCGAGCACGACGTCGTGAAGTCCGCGAAGGCGAGCGATAGTTGCTTCGCTCCATCCATGCGAGCGTGCCATCTCGTACATCGCGGACTCTTCACCAGGCTCGTCGGCATCCCAGCCAATGAGAATGCCCCATAACCAGGCATCACGGGCGTTCGCGCCCCAGTCCCGGGAAGAGAATGCCAACGTGCGCGCCAGCGAGTCCAGTACATCCGCAATCTGATTACGTGTCGGCATCTCGTTCACCATCCCCGCATCTCCTTCCTAAACCGCATCACCATCACCCATCGCATGATCGGTCCGGGGAGTTTCGCCCATTCGTCTGCGCGGGTGCGGTCCCAGCCGACGGGGTGTGTGGTGGTCATGGCTGCTCCTTTGGCGGCCGCACGTCGCGGATTGTGGACGCGTCAAACCCAGAATGTGGCAGCGGGGTTCCATGCGCGTCCACCAAGAATCGAACGTCCGTCATGAATGTCGTCCCCGGTGCCATGTCCTCGATGCGGGGCGGGGTGTTTTCTCGGTAATCATCGTACTGCGCTTGCTCCTGCTCGATCTCATCTTGAGAGCGGAACTTTACCTGTCGCATCAATCCTTCGTGCCACTCGCGCGTCACCAAGTTGTGGTCGCGTTCGTAGTTTTCGAGTTGGTTGGCGGCGGTACGGAGAGCGGCGGCAGACCTGCGGAGAACAACACGGTCGGCAAGGTGATCCAGGCCCTCCGCAACACTCTCGGTCCTGTCCGCTTGCTGGCGCATCTGCTGCGGATTGATGTCCGTCATACTTCCTTCTCCATCTCGTGCCCGTATTCGCATTCGGCCGCGATTGACCATGATTCGTGTTGGGATTCGCAGATCGCGCATTCGTAGAAGTGGATTTCGCGTGGCATTACCGCACCTCGATTCGTGCGCCGAGGCCAAGTACGTGCCGAAGCGTGGCGCAACTGTCTTCGGCTCGGGCGATCTGCTGTTCGTTCGCCGGGTGGTAACTGATCGCTTCGAACCAGTTGCCGGTGTGCAATTCCTCGATGAGTAGGACGACGTAACTCATTAGTGCGGCTCGATTCTGTCGTCACCGAAGATGCCGACTTTAGATTGCTCGATGCGGATAGCGTTCTCGGCCAGGTTCGACAGGTCGCGGCGGCTGAATGCACCAGACACGATCACTTTGCCGTCCTGCCACACGCGCCATTCGCCGTCCTCGTACAGCTCGAAGTCGTAACTGCTGGCGATGAACACGGGAATCAGGTCGTCATCCATCGCGGCGCTTCCCCTCTGCGATTCGGGACCACAGCGTTCCGACGGTATTGAAGAAGCGGATGTACTTGTCCGCGTCGACACCGTGATCGAGCGTCCTGGGCAAAGGCCTTCCGTACAAATCGAGCAAAACAGGCGCAGTCATCTACACCACTTCCTTCCCGTAAAAATCAATCACGTTGTCGACTACTGCGGGCAGGTACTGTTGCAACGCTGCAAGGTCGCGGCCGTCGAGGGTGCCGGTTGTCCATGAACTGTTCTTCGGCCCGTAGAAGGCCATGTATTCGCCGTCCGGGTAAATGAGAAGCCGCCCGTCTGCGAGTACGAGGGGCGGCTGGCTGAGGGATGCGCGTGCGGCTGTCATAGGCTCATCCGTTCCTCGGCAGCGAGGATCGCGGTGGCGATGCGGCGGGCGTGCGCCACCTCGTCGGGGTTGTCTACAACGTCCTCGACCTGATGCTGCGCCTGCGCGAGCACACCGTCGATCGCGTCGAGCAGGTCGGGGTTGCCCGCGGTGCCGACGATGAGGCGGGCGTCTACGGCGTCCATTGCGCCGTCGCAGTCAGCATTGTAGGCAACGACCTCTTCGCCCGAGTAGATGTCCGCATACTCCGGATATGGGCGCTCAGGCAACCGAGCCTCCCATGTGCCTTGGGTCGCGGCTGTGCGCCACTTCGCCAACACATCCCGTGCTTTCTGAATGTCGTTCACCACACGTCCTCGTTCCGGTTGGCGATTGCTTCGAAGGTGATGCGTTCCTGGCCGGTGAGCTCGAGGCGGTCGTGTACACCTGTCGCGCGCAACCAAATCCACGGCAGCGGGTCGTTCATTCAACTCACCTGCCCGAAAATGTTCCCGATGATCAGCAGCCCCATGAGGAAAGCCGCCGCGATGGTGGTTGCGGCGGCTTCACGGAGGAAGATGCGGATGCGTTTGCGGGTCATGCGGTCGGCTCCTTTGTCCCCGGTGCCATGTCGGCGATGCTCGACGGGGTGATGGGCGGATTCGGCTTCGAGAGCATCCACAACTGCTCGATCAGGGCAGCGAGAGTGTCGGCGCTCGCGTTGTAAGCAGAGTCGATGCGCTCGATCAGCGACACGGGCACCTGCACGGTGCGCTCTTCGTTCTTCGTCACGTTCATCTCCTTGGCAGGTGTTGCATGTCTTTGCTGTTGCGTCGTTCGCGGCCGGTCATGGTTCCGCCGCGTGCGTAGTCGGCGCGCCATCCGTGTTCCGACGCCCACAGGACAGTCATCACACAGCTGCGGTCTTCCGTGACCGCCAATGTGACCCGTCCACGCACGTAGCAGAACGCCTTGTACCGTGACGACCAAATGATTTCCGCCGGCCGGTCGTACGCAGCCCGGATCTCTTCACCCGTCACACCCATCTCCAACGCACGATCAATCGCATGCTTCGACATGGTGAACGGGAGTGGCGCGTCAGTCATAATCTTCCCGCTGTCGCGCGTCTGCATAAGCCGCAAAACGGGTGGGCGGACCGACATATGCAAGACGCATCGCGGTGCCGCACTGCTTACATGCGTTCAGTTGCCACCACCTCAACTCGATGCAGCACCAGAAGCATCGCCGCCTCATGAAAGTTCGACCCCGACGCCTAGGCAAGAGGGGCAATGCGTGCCACCCCTCGGGTGCGTGCCGTTTCCGTGGCAGACCGAACACTCTCGATTGGCCACGGACCGAGGCGTGAGAGCTGCAAGCACCGCCTCGAACACTTTCTGGCGCAGGGGACCAATGTTCTGACCGAGAACGTGCGGCGCTACCGCACTTGGGTAGTTCGAAGCATTGAATAGAACGGAGCCAATCGCAGTGCTCAACCGCTCAATCTCGTGCTGCGTCATCTCACTCATGCCGCCTTCTCCTTCATCTCAGTCTGCTTCCGCTTCCGACTGTCAGCAGTCGAAACCGCATGGCACTTACGGCACCGAACATGACCGCGCGGATCCAGGAACGAATACTGCGACCGGATGTGACCGTTCTTGCATTCCGTCGAGCCATCCGAAGCGACCGCAACGTTCGGCTTCTTATCCGGCACACGAGTCGGCTTCTTCGTCCACGCGTCACGTGCGGTCGGGTTGAACGCACCTTTCGACGGGATGATGCCGAGCATCTGCAGCATCGTTTCCCACTCCGCATTCGACGTGGACCGGGCCGCGACCATGCGTGTCATTGCGTCGGACTGTTCGGAAGTTGGTTCGAAAGTGATCGTGTACTTCTCGCCGGGGAAGTACGCGGCGAACATGCTCGAGTGTGTGCCAGCCTGACCGTTCATGCCGCCACCTCCACAATCCCGTACACGCCGACCGTTTTCCCGTGCGAGCTCTTCGTCGTGCCCACCTTCTGGATGCGCTTATCGAGCCGGCGCGCATCAGAGCAACGCTTCCGAACCGATTCCCAATCGCAGTACGGCCAGTCGAAGGTATCCAGGTTGCGGAAGTACAGGTCCGCGATTTCCTCATCCGATGCAGGGTTCAGCGTGTACAGCCACTGCACAGCGGCGAGGATGATGCGTGCATGGTCCGGGTCGAACGCTTCCATTGACTCGGCAGGATCCGTGACTCTCGCGTTAAGCATTGCTCGCCCCATCCACCTTGTGTCGGTCGTACCGGTACTCGTGCTGAATCCGCAACGTCCGCGCATACTCAGCCGTCACAATGTGCGACTGCTTCCAGGAGCAGTTACGGCACGTCAGGTTGAAGGACTCGAATGTGGGGGCGGGAAGAGTGGGGTAAGTGGGTCTTGCGTTCAGGTCAATCACGGTCCCGCTCCTTAGCGACGTGTTCTAGGTTCTCCGCGTTGACAACGCTCGAACGCCAGTGATGGGGGAACTGGACAGATACTTTGTTGGCCGTTACTCGCTCGACCATTCCCTCGCGACCGTCCTTGTGCCGGACTCGATCCATCGGTTTGAACTGCATGTGTTCCCTCCATCGGGTTGTGCTTGTGCGTTGAAAGAGCGCATCGATCAAATTCGGGTCAAGATCGATGCGCTCTTGGTGCCCATACCGCAACTGACGTCATGCGGACGACCGGGATTGAGCACCGGGTTTAGGGCTGAGGATGGGGCAGTTTCAGATTTAGCCACATCTTGCAAATGGCTGCGTCGAATTTTCAGATTCAGCGGGTGTCGTGTCGTGCGCCCACCCGTACTCACGGCGGTCGCGTTCACCTTCACACCAGCAGCCATCGCACGAGTGCGGGTAATCGCGTTGGAATGGGCGCGGGTGGTGATAGCCATGCGGGCACTGCACGAGCGTCACGACGCCTCCCCGTTGATCGCGCGGGCCAGTTCCACTTCGGCGTGCACCAACGTCTCGTCCGCATCAACGCGAGCCAGGTATGCCTTGGCCGCGGACAGCATCATCAACTGCGCGTCGATGGTGCGGTGCAGGGCGCAGATGAGGTCAGCGTCTTCCTCGATCGGAACGATGGCGACCTCTCCGCCTTCCTCGTACTCAAGGACACGAGTGGGCATCATTCGGTTGTACTGCGACGTGCGCCACGGCCCAACCGCTCCGTTCTTCTGCAAGGTCGTCAGCCGCTTGTGTGCGGCCTGCAGTTCCTCAAGCGGGGTCATGCTTCATCACCGACGTATCGGGCGTATACCGACCCGCGGTTGTCCTTTAAGTCACGTACCACGGCATCGAACTCTCCGGCCGAAGCACCACCCACCCGGCCCCGCTTGATGTTCTGTGCGGTACCCGGCGACGCGTTCTCTGCGACCAGAGCCCAAGCGCCAGGACGAGAACGAAGCGCCGTGAAGACGCTTGCCCAGTCGATCCTCGCCTGACGCTTAAGGCCAGGCTCTTCCCATTTGATTTCAGTCATGTCCCCGAACGCGGAGTCGGACCGCGTTTACGACCATCCGGGGACACTTGACTTGTCTGCGTTCACCACCGACCAGCCCCACGCATGTGACTGGACACGTCGATCGATTACGGAATCCATCCGCAGATTCGGCAGGACTGCCGGCCACGCCCACCACGACGCCCGTACTGCTCCTACTGCCGCACCCCCGTCAAGCCAGAGGTGAACACGCTGTGTATTTCCGTCGCCGAGTCGGGGCTGGTGCCATCCGACGATGGGTATGTGAGAGGCGTGCGGGCACGCCGAATACCGGCCATGTCGGCCGATGAGAAACCGGGCTGGCTACCGGTTGCGCTTGCGGCCCAGGGAACGGGCCGACTGCTTCCACGGATCCCGTGGCTGCTGAGTCCAGGCTTTGACCTCGGAGGGCCAGAAGCGGTGCTGGTTGCCGTTGCGGAAGGACGGGAACAGGGGATCCTTCCCCAGTTCCCGCGCCTTCCACTCGGAGATGCTGAGCATCTGAGCGAGTTCGGCCACGGTTATGGCTCTCTCGCCCTTGTCGGGCGTCATGCCGCGTCTCTGAGGCGTGCCGCGATCACAGCGGTCACCTTCGCCACGTACACGTTGGTGGGGATGAGCTTCCCCGTCTCCACCTTCGACAAGTACGCGACTGAGGTGTCCGCGGTGGCCGCTACCGCCTCAAGGGACAGGCCGGCCATCTTGCGGAGGGTCCTGATGGACTCTCCCGGACTTCCTCGTTGTCCTGGCATGTCAAGGACTCTACGCACTCTTTGACACGAGGTGCAACCCCTAAAGACAAAGTTTTCTTGCGGACTTGCGCACGATGTCAAAGTCTGGATACAGTCTTCCACGTGAACACACGGGAGAACGGGCAGGGCGATGTCAAGTAAGAACTGGGACACGCTCACTGCGGACGAGCGCGCTGAGTGGGCGGGCCGTGTCAAGACACTTCGTCTTGCGTCGGACCTCACGCAGCAGGAGCTCGCCACCGAAGCGAAGACCTCGAGGCAGACGATCAACAACATGGAGAACGGCTTCACGCCGCAGCTCGCCACGTTGAAGCGCGTCCTCAACGCCCTCGGTGTCGACACTGACCCCGTGCAGTTCGAGAAGCAGACGGAGATTTGGCTTGCGACGATCGGAACGCTGATCGAAGCCATCCCGGAAGAGCGCCGCGGCAAGCATGTGGATCTCGCCATCGGGGACTTGGCCGATGGTGTCCGCGAAACGCGGTCCAACGTGGTTGCGTTCCCCACTGTCGGTGGGGCCGCAGATTATGAGGATGGCTCTCACCAAGCTGTCGCCTCCCGCAACGATGAGGGAGGTGTTGAAGAAGATGACGAGGAGTAGCGCGTGGGGAGTTACGAACCAGATGCGCACCTGGACGCCCTCGGGGTCCAGGTTGTGGAGTACCCGTTGCGAGCGTCGAACGGTCTCTACGTCGATGACGTGCGGACTGTTCTCGTACGGCCTCGGCTCAAGAAGATCCACCGACGCAGTGTCCTAGCGCACGAAGCAGCGCACGCGGAAGCCCGACACCGGGACGTTGGCCTGCTACTACCCAAGCTCGAGCACTACGCGGACCTCACGGCAGCGCGCCGGCTGATCGATGCCGACCTGCTTGATGACCTCCGCAGATGGCGGCATGACCCGGCCGAATGGTGCGTGGAACTTGCTGTCACACCTCATCTACTCAGGGTGTACCTCGCCGCCTCTTGACCCGTAGGCGCGGTAGGCACGCCTACATCAACCCCCCATTTTGTCCAAGAGTGGCTTAGACTCTTTGATATAGCAGAACAGCGAACATCCGCGGATTTCCGGGGAAGTAGCGGCGAACCTGACCCGTTCACAACAGGTTCGAGACCCGTTATTCACCCCAGT